TAAATAAATGAGATTAAAAAGCGGGAGAGTTTTTGGCTTGAGGTTGTTTTTTTGAGAAATGGTGCCTGTGGAGATTTTGTAAAGAAAAATTTAATATCCCAAACACGTGATCTACTAGGTGGAACACAGACGAATAAGTCATCATCAATAAAAACAATTTTTTCCTTAGCTGGGAAGGTTAGTTCACCGGTCATATTCTCACACGGCAATCGTTTGAGAGACCGAGTATTGCACCCCGAACATCCATGAATCGTTGGGGGATTCAACACCATATCGAGGGTGACAATGCGCGAGTCTCCGTAAAGACATGCTTCTAGGATTTGATGAGGGGTCATCCACTCATCTGAATGAAAACGTTCAACGGCAGTTTGCGATACCACTGTCCATAAGCTGTCTTCCTGCGTCCATCCATCCTCTTGAAGGAAGGTTGCAAACGGGTTCTCATAGAACCACAAAATCCGAAAGTCGGCATGATTGGTCAGAGAATGCTCAATGAGACCAACACGCGTCAGTTCTTCAGAATACAACCAATAAACATTTGCATGAGAGTACTGTGTATCGCGGGAACCCCGATAGACATCACGATCATCCATGTTCCAGAGATCGGACACGACATCGACGTCATGTTCACAAATGTCCCTGGATACGTTTTGATAAATAACAGTTGGGTCAAGGATTGATTGCATTAATTAAACGATACGACAACATTGACATCGTGATGACGCACAGCCTTTGTTGCCGATCGGCTTAGTTCGTGCCTCTTCCTGCGAGTGCCGTCCTCAGCCGTCTTGGGCTGAATTGTCGTTGAACAGGCCTCCATGTCTGCGTGGATTGCATCATAGTTGTCCTCCAGGTACTTGAGAACCTCGTCCTGGATTGCCCATTCAAAGAAGTTGAGCTGTCCAACGGTCGTGTCCAGCCCCATGAACTGGATCCGCTTCCAACGGCAGAACGGGTCAAACATCTTCTTGCTATACGCCTTCAGGTGAGACTTGTAGGCAAGGTACACAACCACGTGGCGATTGCCAGTTGCTAGGTATGATACATTGTGCTTCTTTGCATAGTTAGTGACTAGCCAATCCAAAAGACGTAAGCTGATGCGGGAATCTCCTGCAAGGATTGTTTGGACCTTTGTAAAGTTTTCAGGAACTGAGTAGAATCCTTGAAGACGGTGAAGAACCCAATGATCGCGATTCTGGATGACCTCCATTTTTGTATTCTTACTGCGGTATTCTCGCTTAAAGTGGGTCGGTAGAGTAAAGACAAATGGCTGAGATCAATGCTCCCACGACAATCATCGATCCGAATGTAGAGTTTGTTGAACGTCCTCCTCCCGACGAAGGTCTCGGTGTCATGACCGCAGTGTGTACCGGACAGGTCATTAGCCGTCTTCGCGAGTCCGGTGGAGTTATGGAGGCAACGACTCCGGGTCTTTTTATGATGCCTGAGGGTGATAAGGAATACAATACATTTCTGGAGATGCTTCGTGATCAGCCTCAACTTCCTGATCCTGTGTTCAAGGAGGGAGAGGTTTCATGGACTGTTGAGGATGCTGGCTTTCCACTCGATCAGATGGATGCATACGACATCGCGTTTAAGAAGATGTATGAGGACATGTTTAGCCGTGCAAATGAACTTGGAACAATGGGTCCCGGAGAGTTTGAACTGCGTTTGAGTCGGCTCCAAAACGAACTTTCGGAGAGCAAGGTAGAGAACCCTAATGGAGGAAGCATTGGCTTCATATCTTCTGGACGATCGACCCTACACACAACTAAATGTCCGAATTCGACGATTCATAACGTTTTGCAGAACTCTAGCGCCCGGTCTATCGTACCGCCTTCTGAAGAAGGAGGTTATGAACCTGGTACAGAAGCTGATGACGAGCGAAGTGGGTCGCCTGTGGATGCGTGATCGCTGTTTTGAGCGGGTGATTCGGTTGTATGGCAAGAATGATCAGCGAACGGACGCTTGGTTGAACCAGCGTGGCACAATGATCACTGCCTCTGAGGTGTCTAAGGTCTGGACAACCCCCGCGTCTCGCCTTGAGCTGTTGACAAAGAAACTTGAACCGCCTGTGAGGGCAGAGGGTTCAAATCCTATTGCTGCGTTGATTTGGGGAACTCGCTTTGAGCCCGTGGCAAAGAAGATCTACGAGGATAAGACTGGTTGCGACATTATCGATGTAGGGTGCTGCCGACATCCAGTCCACAGCTTTCTGGGTGCTTCTCCTGATGGGCTTATTGTTCCCCGGTATGCAGATTCCGATCCTTTGCGTTATGGTCGCTTGGTCGAATTTAAGTGCCCGATGACTCGTGTTCGCAAGGATGAGATCCCCATCTACTACATGGACCAGATGCAGATGCAAATGGAGTGCACGGGGATTGATGAGTGTGAGTATGTTGAGTTCCGATTCAAGCAGGTGAACTTTACGGCCTGGGATGAGAGCACTCTCAAGAAGGGTGCCTTTGCAGTGGATGAAAGGGAGAAGGTTGAATACAAGCCTGATAATGTTGACCTTCATGATTGGCAATGTTCACTGGGTGGCGATCAACAGTATATCTATTGGGTTCTGTCAGACATCAAGGAGGACTTTGTTCCTAAAGATCCAAATTGGCTTTCGGATCACCTTTCAGAATTGCGCGAATTTTGGAATGACGTTGAACGACATCGCGCGGCCGGGACACGACCGGAACCACTACCGCCGAAGGTTCCGACTCTTGACCTCTAAACCAGTCACACACTCTCGTATACCAAGATCGATGTTTTGATGCAAACTTCTTATTCCATTCATCAATTGTGAATTGATTACCCATGCTCAGATTACAACGTGAACAGATGGGGACAAGATTCTGTACATCTGTTGTCCCACCTTTAGATTCCGGGATGTTATGCCCACATTGAAAATCAAACACGTTCATGGTATTCGTACACCACGAGACCCTGCATTTGTATTGAAACTTAGGACCTACATGAACAAGCCACACTTGTTCACGAAGCGCCCTTGGGATTTTTGCTTTCATTAGTTCTTCTCACTACGGTTGCCTAAATCTTAGAACTCCACTGATTCACCTGCCACGGCGTTGTCATTCCAGTTGCAGTTCCGACATCATTGTTCTGAACAAAGTGATTGGTCCTTTGCGAGTAAGACGAATCTTCAAAAGCCATCGCGCGCTTCTGCTGGCTTGTGTCAATCATCTTACCTTCAGGGGGCCCGCCATAAAACTTCTCCATTCCAGGGAGGACCTTCAAGACAAAAGCAACTGCTACGAGAGCGACTAAAAACCAGAGCCACTGCTTCATTGTTCATCTGTCCGAAAAAAACGAATGACATATCCAGTAAGGAAGACGAGACACAATGGAGGAAACTGCACTTTCTACACTTCGCATTATGCTGGGTCGTCGCAAGCTTGAGACAGCAACAGAGCGAGTTACAACAGACGCCAAGAAGATGGAGAAGGTGACGCTATACACAATTGGAACGATCCTTGTCTGCTTCAGTCAGAAGGATAAGGTCCTTGCAGGTGACATCACGAATATCCTTGCATTTGCAGAGGAGAATGGACACACAACAGGCGTCATCATCGTGGCTATGTCGCCTCCATCGGAGAACGTCCTGCGACTTGCAAAGTCCCATTCAAAAAAGCGATTGATCTTCTTCCATATCTGGCAACTTCAGTTTGACATTACGACTCACCGGATGGCAATGCCTCATCGAATTCTGTCAGAGGAGGAGAAGACAAAGGTCTTTGAGATGTACAAGATCTCATCTCCAGAGCCACTGCCAGCAATTGATTCTCAGGATACGATGGTCAAGTGGATTGGGGCAATCCCCGGTGATGTCATTGAAGTGACTCGCCACTCTGATACGGCGGGGCGAAGTTTGTATTATCGGCACTGCGTTGAAGATGTAAATGCCGCTGAGTAGTAATGGATGTCCTTGAGCGGAATTACGTATCAAAGCGCAAAGAATACGACGCAATGATTGCATCAAGCAGTCCAAATGTAGCTGAAATCAAAAAACTAAACAAAGAGCTCTCAACGATTCTCAACTCGATGTTAACTGAACTTGCAAAAGTGAAGGACGAGGCCGGTCATATTGACCAGTATCGCGACGAACTTGTTAAGAAGCTTGTAGCGATACAGAATGATTACAATAAGTTACTTGACGAACGAGATGACGTAGCTACGATTAAGGCTCTACGAGGACATCAGGAAGTCAAATTCAATGCTGTATTTTTCTGGTATGCAGTTGCTCTTGCTATCGTATCGGTGATCTTCTTTTTTGTTCTTATGTGGAAAGGTGGTTATAAAGCTCCTACGATCCCAACAATGATGAGTAGTCCAACCACAATAGCTCCCTTTACATACAAGTAGCTCTCATTGACCGGCTGAACTTGGGGAGACGCATTGATGCGCTTTGAAACTTCAAGCTCATTCTGAAGAGCAGGTCCTATCTTCTGAATAGCCTGCGATTGTTGATGAAGTGTTTCAATCCTTGGATTTGCATCCGAATATCTATCTAGAAAGTTCTGAATATAGGCTCCATCGTCTGACAGTGTCTTCTGAGACATTGCAAGTTGTCGGTTAATCGAGGCAAGTGCTGATTCATATGCTGTTTTATGAGCTACATTGCCAGAAACTCTATAGGCAGAGTAGTTATCCTTGTAAATTCGCAAGAGGTTTGAGAACTCGTCCATTATCTTCTTGTTCCTAAAACAAAATGCCTACTTCTCCCTATGGTCAGGTAAACCCTCCTGTGCGTCGCATGATGGTTGGCGATGCTTCTGAACACACGCGTTTTATCCGCATGGCTGCTACACTTGCCCCGTATCAGTCCCAGGGTCAGGCTGCAAGCCCTAACCTTCTTGGGTGGCGCAATATGCAGGCTAATCGCGATGCACGTGTGATCATGCCGATCCTCGGTGCATTCAAGTCTTATATTCCCAACCGTTAAACAATGGAGTATGAACAGATCAAGTCTGAATATGCGGGGTTCAGCGCAGTCTCTGAAGCAGGCAAGAAAATCAAACAAACGTCGGACCAGTTGAAGATGCCCCGCCCTCATGTTCAGCCAAATCCAATCAAACGAGGGCGCGAGGAAACACTAAAACAGCCCGATATGGCTGTGATCCAGACTGCCTTATTCACGATCCTTCTTGCATTGATTGCGTTTCTTATTATTCCAGGACAGTATGCCTCAGGGGTTGTATTTCTCATCCTCTGTGTAGGAACGTCAGTTGGAATCTATCTAAGCACTAGATAATGGGAAACTGTCCTTCTGAGTTTGTGGTGTCCCCGGTTGGGTTTGGAGCCTGTGTGATTCCATGCCCAGCACAGAAAAATTATGAGCTACGAGTCGGAGACAAGGGCGTTCTGTCCTGCGTCTATACAGGCGATACAAGTATCACTGTTCCCGTTCTTCCTGTACCCGCTGTTCAGAAACCAGGACTCCCGTTTAGTTATAAAGAACTACCAAACGCAAGTGTTTATGAGACCGAGCTTAATCGATTCAAGGCAGCATTTGCAGTTGCGGATGCAAATGTAGATAAAGCAGTCAAAGTAAAAACGGCATACGACAAGCTTCAATTGGCTGAGAATGCGCGAGATCAGTCGCCTGACGCATACCAACAGGCCCGTGTTGGATACTACACACTTGTAAAGGGAGATAAATGGATTGAAGAGGAAAGGCAACGCATTGCGAATGTCGAAGCCCAGCCCATCATCAATAATCTCGTTGCAATGCGTGATGATCTGAATGGTCGAATTGGACAACAAAAGTCTACCATTGATGTTGTCAATGGCGTTAAAGATAAAGTCTTGTCAGTGGAAGATGATCTTCAATATTCAGTGTCTGCCTTTCAGAAACAGATTGAAAATGTCCGAAACCAGATCCGCATTGACAAGAAGAAGCAAATTGAGACTGCGGCTCAGGCCGGTTCATGGGTTGATACACTTCTAAACTGGCTCATTGCATTAACAACAATTATCGCAATTTTCTTTATTGCCAGATACATCATCCGCAGGCGCTCTGCGTTTAGCACACCTGCTTCTCCCCCGCTACAAAGGTAATGGAGGTTTCCGACCCTCGTACCGTTGCTGATTTCCAAAAAACAACTTTCTGTGGTCATCCAAGGTCACACGTCGTGAAGGTTCTCCTTCAGAACGTGCAACTCGGTCATGCAGATTACGCATGCTACTGGGCACTTGAGCTCTTGTGTTCGGGACTCGTCCATAGTTTGTGGGCAACGCTTTTTGACGCGGCCGCACTTCATATCAACCGAGCAAATCCTAATGTATTCATTTACCTTGCATCGGCCTACGAACGCTATGCTCCAATCGAAAATGTCTTTACCGTAGGGACCATGACGTCAATTCGGAATAACCCAGATGTTCGTCATATCATTTGCGAAGTAGCTGCCACTCTCGCTACCTGTCGCAAAAATAAATTGCCATCCCTTCCAACAATCAAGCCCGTGCATGATTTTGACCCTCAGACCATTCAGGAACATCTCAAGGCTCCCTCTAGGCTGTTTGGTCAAATCGCGATCCGTCCTGCCGACCCTCTACCCGTTGCAGTCCCGATCAATGAATTTGCTTACTCCCTACGATCAGATGTTCGTGATGTCACACGAGCTTTGTATTGGATGTCCTGGGTCTTCGCATACTGCCGAGAGCATAAGAAGCAAACCAAACAAGCCCTCATTTTTGCAAACCGATTTGATGAATTCGTTTCAGAACCCCACGGAGCTCATCCCGTCTGGATCTTTTGGGACGTTGTCCGAAAGCAGACACAGGCACACGCGCGGCCGGTCATCGATGTCCTTTACAAGATGTACTGTTTGCGGTGGAGTCCTGTGGAAGCCAAGCCAAAACAGCACCTATTGATTGCAGCGATTGTCATCGTCTGCGAAGGCACTACATTTGATGCAACACCTGTTATGGGAAACACACTTGCCGTTTCAAATGTTCTTCAGGGAATGCCTGGATGGATTGATGCAATTGTGCGAATGCAGAAAAGCTTCGCTTAATAGAAAAAACCAGAGCCATATTTCATTAACATGTATCGTTGATGGTTGTCTCCTGTTTTTATGATCTCAAGTGACCAGTTCATGATATGAAACCATTTATTTTGATGTAGATTATGAAATCTAAACACTCTATTTTCCATGTCTAAAATGGATCCAATCTTCTGTAAATAGATAATAACATCGTTACAATGGCAAACTTTAATCCCGAAATCTCTGCTTCTAAGGTCGCTGCACTCATCGGACTCAATCCCTACCAACAGCCAAATGAGGTGATGTATGATCTCCTTTCAAAGCATCTTCCAACTAAGATTCGCATTGCAAAGATTGAGTCTGATGAGAATCGCAAGGCACTCTCCAAGGTGAAGAATGATATTCTCTATACACAGGCGGTTAAGGATCTTGTTGCGAATGGGATCCAGGCATGTGTAGGCAAGACAGATATTACAGACGTCCTTGGAGAGGTGGAAAAGAAGGCGAACATGATCATTGATCTTCGGCACTCTGAGTTGCCGATTGAGGTTCGTGATCTTGTTGCAAAGGAGGTCCGGGGCGCAGTTCAGAAGAAGCGAGGGCTCAACAATGAGAACAGCATTCTGAACACCTATGAGACAGAGAACAAGGTTGAGGTCAAGGACAGGAATACAGTGACGTTTAAGAAGACGTATGACGGATGGCGACTGATTGGTCGTACAGATGGATATGTAGCAGAGCATGAGCGAATTGTGGATTCTAAGGCACGCACTCGCTGGTGGCCCCAGGTACCACTATACGACGAGATCCAGATGCGTGTCTACATGGAGTTGTCTGGGGCAAAGGAGGCTGAGCTGTTCGAGGCCTTTCCAGACCACCGCACTCGTACGACCAAGTATCTGAACGATCCCGCGAAGTGGAATACGATCCATACTCAGCTCACGGAGGTGGTTAAGCATATGCAGTCTGCCACGGTCAGCGACGATGCCCTGCTCCCAATCATTTTCGCAAACACGGTTGTTCTTAAGTAATGAAGCTCTCTATCACAAACAAGGTACCCGAGCAATACATAAGTAAAAAAGGAACTACATACGAAACCAGATATCTTTATACCGGGTTTGGAAGGTATAACGAGTTTGAGAAAACACTCGAGGTGATTCAGGTTGAACCTGATGAATCCTTCTCTTTTTTTAGTCGGCCTCATGTGGTCGAGGTTCTTTCACGAGTCTATCACACCGAAGCTGTCACGCTTACGCTCTATTCTGCATCTCCTCGGACATGGAAGGAGACGGTTGGAAATGATACGTGGTTCTTTCAGGAGATCGTGCAGGACGGCGCACATCCCAGCTTCTGAGCCTGCTCCGTCACCGCTTCCTTCACCTCGGCGGCAGAGATGACACCGTCGCCATCCTTATCCAGCTTGGACAGGGGCGTCTTCTTGAGCTCGTCCAGAAGCTCCTTGATGGCGGCCTTCAGCACGTCCTTGACGATCTTCTCCACGTCAGCCTTCATCGCCTCGGGGACGACAGTTGCCACAACCTCGGCGACCTTGGTCTCAACGACCTTGACCTCTTCGGGCTTCACTTCGGGAACAGGAACAGTATCAGACATTGCGGTTTGTTGTATGCTTAGAAAAGGTCTTGAATATGTAAATGGACGTCTGGAACATCCTCTCCATTGGAGCCTCTACTGTAGTTATTCTTGCACTCATTCACATTGCCGTTTTCCATGTTGTGAAGACACTCTACCCACCTCCACCTGCTCCTCCTCCGTCCCCTGCTCCAGTGGTCATGCCTATGCCTCTTCCCGTGGAAGTGCCTCCTCAGGCTCCTGAAATTCCTCTGGTGACCACGAAGCTCCCACCTCCCGTGGACACACGTGATCCTGGCCCAGCGCGTCCTTCGGCACCGACTTTCAGCGAACCACCCCAAGAGATTAAGACGCAATCCGCTAATGTTCCAACGTATGAAAGTCTCTTATCGGCTGTCTCCGCTGGTAAGGAAGGGCAATCCAATCTCGGACCCATGTCAGGTGCCTCAAATTAGCGGAACTCCGGGCTGGATTTTTTTGACTCACGATAAAGAAGGAAATGCCCACGCATACTTCTCTGATGCTAAAGGAGAACGAACAGAGAAGCTGGCCCTGGTCATAGATGAGAGACTCTGTTGTGATACCATTTTTAGAGTCGTTCGACTGGCGCCCAAGAGTTATGTGGTATATGATCTCCTGGTCTTGAATGGAACCCGAGTTCACGACACGTTAAGTTTTTCACAGCGTCAGGAAAAGATTGCCAATCTACTTGATTTGTTTCATCAACCCGATTTGGTGGCGTTGACTACGATTGAAGATGCTCCCATTGGATGTCACGTTCGAGGATACGAGCAGTATGATGGCATTCCGGGAAGTATTGGGGTCTTCGTAGAACATCTTCCTGCCACAGAGTAAATGTCTACTTGCGGAGCTTCTCCTTTTGGTGGTCGTCGTCGCCGTTCGCGTAAGTTGCGCGGTGGCAATGGATATGGTGTTGGACAGCCAATCTCAGTTGGTTCTCTTGAATATGTGCCGAACATGACGTCCGTGCCGGATGGTGCTGCATACAAGCCGATCGGTGGTCGCCGTCGCAAGTCCCGTAAGGGTAAGAAGAGCCGTCGCAGTCGTCGTCGCACAATGCGCGGTGGCGGTTCGGTTGCTGGTGTTGGCTACGGTTTCACAGGCGATGGTGCTCGAGGACTTGCCAACCAGACCGCCTATCCGTCTAACCTCCCGGTGGGCGGAGACTTTGCGATCCCCACTGGAACTCGCTAAGCTCGATACTCTTCGTATGAAGCGTATCTTGAGTCAATTGATTTAAGACCATTCTGAGTCCCACCCTCTGTATCAGATGCCCCATCTTCAGTTGCCACAATCTGAGGCATAACGGCATAGCTGTTGAATTCACTTGATTTCTGGATCACACGGACCGCGTAATTATCAATTGCCATTGGCATTTCAGCTCCATATACATTGACCATGTGATTCATCATCTTCTCATTGACGGCATAAGCCATCGTTGTCCATAAATTACTGGCTTTTGCAATCCCCGGTGAGATCATATGGGGATCAATCAAATTATAACTCCAATAGCCCATACATTCAGAAAGAGGTATACATCCAAAATACAAAAGATCCCAATTTGAAGGGACATTTTTCATGAAGGTGCGGGTATTTTCATCACTCTTGATGTGAATCCTAACATCGTCTTCAAGTACGAGGATCTTCTTTTGACCCCGTGCTAAGGCAAGTGCATAGACCGAACAGTGGGCGAGTGCACATGCAATATGATAGTGGTTTTGAATATCGGCACCATCGTGCTTGTTCTTGAGCTCCCAATACCGTTTAACAAATACAGCTGGAAGTCCATTGACAAACTCTACAGTGAGTCCGGCTTCATCAAATCGGCGCTGCATCGTTATCCGACGCTCGGGCCGAGTGGCTAGATTAATACAGTATACACTGTCAAAGAGCTCGTTCCACGCGTGCATTACTTGGTGGATAGATTTGTGCGCTGAACTGCATCCGCAAACACATAGGGCATATACAGTGGATTGTTAGTTGTGATAAAAGGACCACCGACACTCTGACAGTGGACGAACATAGCCTGTACTTGAAATCGAAGTTCAATATACTCGGTATAGTCTTTCCAGACCTGATACGTTTTGAGCAGAGTTGTTATGATCATCATAGGATCGGCTACATGAAGAAAAACTAAAAATAATGTTATGATGGGCATGACAATCATGTCGCTTATGAGGCCTAGTGTGTCGGCCCAGGAATCAGGGGCACATGTTTTACGAAGTTGAATATACCGTTCAGCTACTTTGAATGGTTCAGTTGGCGTCTGCATTAAGAGCCTGGATGCTTACTCCCTTTGCCGGAAACTTTACCTCCTCAAGTGTCCGAGCATCGATGTACACAATCTCCGTATCGTGATGAACCTGGATGAGATGGAGGATAAGATCGATTGCGATTAGATTGCCGACGGCCATATACTTTTGCATTGCAGCCGTAAGATCAACTTCGGTTGTCTTATCACCAATCCAGATCCACGGAACATATGGCTCCTTTGCAAATGGATCAAACCTATTGCGAGTAATGACCTCGCCCTCGTAGAAGAGATTGCACCTCTTTACGCCTTCCATCTCCCACTCCTCAATCAAGATTGAATCCTCTGGTACACGCTTCAAATCAGCGATCTCATCTTGAGCATAGTCATCTGAGAGAATGTAGTATGAAACATTATTATTCTTGGGAGCCGGAAAGACCCAATCAATGAACTTGCAGATGCCGTTGTAGATACGAATTGCGCAGAAGAGACTCATTTTTTACTGTATCTCATTTGATGTTGCCGGAACCAATTCCATTTTGTCCTTCTTGGATACAAATCCCTCCTTCTTTACCTGTCCAATGACCTTTGTGTCGAATTCGGTACCCATTGCAATTGCCGTAGCAAGGGATGTAATGATGAACGGTGCTGCAACTAAGAACCACGAGACAACCCCGAGACCGACTCCACAGAACATGTCAAGGACGACAACGACTGCGAGACCTAGCAGGAGCTTAATAACAAACGTGGCCCAGAGGCCAAGAGAGGCGTCAAAACCCAGTTGAATGGCAAGGAAGATGGCATACAACAGGGCAGGGGGGCATAAATCTTCAATAAAACGCATCTTCAGGTATTACAACTAAACAAGAAAAAGATGGACGACATCACGATGGTACAACAAATGACTGGTTGCACGCGAGAGGAGGCTGAAAAGATGCTTATCACACATGAAACAGTTCTGGATGCAATTGAGGCATTGATGCCTGAAAATCCAGTTATTTCAGGTGCTAAGTACATCCCTCCTAAGCCAAAGGTAGATCATGGAATGGATGAGGAACAAGCTGCTATATGTGCTCGGGGTCGTTGGCTTCAGGATAAGGTTAACGCCGTATTCTCAGTCGCCCATTCGAAAACCCTAGAGCAGCCCCCTCCGGAATCTGTGCAGCAGACATCTCCCGCAACGGTTGATCTCCCTGTTGCAACTGAGACTGTGTCTGCACCGCCCGAATCTGAACGGGGTGCTCACGTATGAACGACTCAACTACATCAGCAATCCGCCTGGGTTCGGAGAAGAGATCCATTGCACGAATATGAGCCTTTGAGTCATTTGATTTTGCAGTATAGGCAGTCTCATCATCTAAAGATTTGATTGCTTCAACCCACTCATCGATATTGTCGCGAACACATGGGATTCCGGTTGGAGAAATCCATCCATGTAGTCCCTCCGAGCTACCACCTGGTGTCTTAGGCTTTGCGTCGGGTTTAGAATAGATAACGGGAATACCGTTGTACATTGCTTCAACGCCAATACGCCCAAAACTCTCATAGTAACTCGGCATCAGCAGAATCCGAGTTTCTTTAAGAATCACCCGAATGTCCTCTTCGAACATGACCCATTTGACATTATTATTTGCAGGTCTGGGGGGCGGGGTATGTTGATCTGCGTATCCACCGTAGTAAGCAGTCACAGCCAAGAATTTCCGGTCAGGCATTGCGTCTGCAATTGCAATAAATTGGGAGACACCCTTGTTCTGATTTGCATTCACAAGCGTAATAAACTCACCATGAAATGGTTCGGTAATTGCGATCTTGTTTTCATGAAGGATAGGGCGAACTGTAGCGGTCCTGGCGATGTTTGGTGGCCATGGAACTATGTTTTGACGATAATTTGCTTCCATAATTGTGTTGACAAACATCAGCATCTCTGACCATCGAATGTTTCGACCTGGGTTGTTTCGAGTAATCGCCTGATAGTTTCCATCAAAATGACAGGTTGCAATAATTGGGCGATTGTATCCACGTGCATTGATTTTCCGAACTTCGGGTAGGGCGGGTGAATGAGGGCATATCCATACCTGACTTGAATCTAGATATGCGCTATTTGCAGTGAAGTGCATAAATCGAAATCCACGGTACATACCTCCATTTAAACCTTCCTTGGGAACCTCGAGAGACATAAATGTGACTTCATGACCGCGCTTGAGAAGTTCAGTCCCAAGATCGATGTCATGAAGGAAGGCCCCGCATAAATCAGGCATCCGGCCCGCGAAAAAGAGGATCTTCATTATTATGACGGATCAACACGTTTTGTCTGAACCAACCGTGTGGCATCACCACCACGCGTCCAATCGTAGATCCAGTTGTTCGGATTGGAGTACTCGGACTGCTTGATCTCAATTAGAGGTTGGTAAAAGTTAGGGATTGCCTGGTCCATGATACTGTTTGCCTCCTGGCGATTCCGGATAGACGCAGAGTGAATCAGTTTAGATTCGTCGTCAACAGCAGACAGATCGCCACCTCCAAGATCAGGCGTTGTGGCAAACGGGCGGGCCCACAACTCGTGCTTACCCTTCTGGCGCCAGGCTCCGGGGATACCCCACTTCAGATCGGTGTTTGTGTCCACGGCGCATCCGCCACCTGGCTGACCAAAGCCACCGCGAGCAATAAAGCCAGGTTGGTCGGCCATTGCAGACGCAGGGTTAAAGCTGTCCGAGCACGCCGACTGCATTCCCGTGGTCTGGCGAGTCAGCGTATCTGTGTTTCCAACCTCCTTTGCAGCAATATCATACTGGTCTGAGCGAATGCGTGTAGGCGCGTTATACCATTCAACTGAATTCGTTGAGAACATCTCTTACCTTGAGATACAGAAAAAACGGACTTGGAACATCCTAGATAGAAGATAAGTAGCCTGAAATGATTCTTCAACCTGTAGATTGGCATGAGCACGACGTAAATGGAGCCTATGTTATTGATGTATTCGGAAGATGCGAGGATAAGACAGTTGCGTGTGTTCGCTTGACAGGCTTCAAGCCATATTTCTACTCAAGCGACAAGCCAGATACATCAGCTGTATATGAGGCATCGAACAAGATGTGGGCCAAGTGTGGGCCAAAGTGGTGTATGAGCAAGGGTATTTATGAGAACCCAGCTCCAGTTGTGACGCAGGTAAAGAAGTATGATACGATGGCTGGATTCAACGACATCAAGTATGCGAGTGTCTGGAAGATTGAGTGTGAGACGCTAGCAACCTTCAAGGCAGCAAAGTCCGCTGTGAAGGGCATGCAGTTTGAGAGCAACCTGCCTCCATTCCTGCGGTTCTTCCATGAGATGCACTTGGGCCCTGCGTCTCCTCTGAAGTTCACCAAGTCGCGTGAGATTGACATTCCCACTGATGGAGAGGGAGAGCCTACGTACTTTGTGGATTCCTTCCACACTTGCAAGTACACGGATGTGGAGGCGTGCGATGTAAACATTCCACTCCTCGTGGCTTCCTATGATTTGGAGATGTGCCCTGCAGGTGACTCGAATCAGTTTCCAGTTGCCTCCAAAGACCCAATCATCCAGATCGGTGTTTCGTATCGCCGGTCCACAGACATGATCACACCGACGGCAAGGACGGTGTTTGTTCTAGGTGAGTGTGCAGAGTCGGGGGACGAGACGGTTGAGTTCGTATCTTGCGATACAGAGGAGGACATGCTCCTTCAGTTCGCCGAGGAGATTCGGATTCGTAATCCCGACATCCTATGTGGCTATAACATCTTTGGTTTTGATGACGCCTACATTGAGGGGCGCATTGACAAGCTGGGGATTCGCGAGGAGTTTGAGGTCAGCCGTATTAAGATGATTGAATCCAACTGGGGCGATAAGAAGTTTGAGACGAAGAAGACCGAGCTCGCAGCCGGTAAGTTTGATCTGCGGTACCTGACAATCCGCGGTCGTCTGGGAGTGGACCTGCTCCTGAACATGCGCCGAGAGCACAACCTGGACAACTTCAAGCTGGACAATGTTGCCTTCACATTCCTACGCGACAAGGTCCTCAAGTACTCCGACAACCACATCACAACCAAGAGCACTCGTGGTCTCCGCAATGGAAACTATGTGCGATTTGAGCTAGTCGGCAATACCAATGACCCTGTGTACGACGGTGAGAAGTTTGAGGTCTACGACGTGGAGAAGAATGGATTCAAAATCAAGTGTGATGAGATCCTGTTCACGGACTTTACAGCCGAGGAGATGAAGCACATTGAATGGTCCTTCTCTAAGGATGACGTGTCTCCGCAAGAGATGTTTGAGCTCCACCGAACTGGTGGTCCCGAGGGGCGAGCCCGAGTGGCTCGCTACTGTATTCAGGATTGCGACCTGGTGGCTACGTTGATGGGCAAGCTGGATACACTGGTGAATGCTCGTGGAATGGCTGATGTTTGCAAGGTCCCCATGCAATATGTGCTGACCCGAGGACAGGGGATCAAAATCTTCTCGGCGGTTGTGTATTACGCGTCTCAGCGCGATCAGATCATCCGGACACAGGAGTCTATTCCCGGCGACGGAATTGCATATGAAGGTGCGATCGTTCTTCCCCCGAAGATCGGCATGTACCTCGATCAACCCGTCTCGGTTCTGGATTTCAACTCGCTTTATCCGACGAACATGATCGCCTACAATCTGTCGCCCGACACGATCGTGTACACCAAGGAGTACACGAGTGAGGGATTCTTGGTTCGTCCACCAAAGGAGGAGATGGTGAAGATTAAGGAATGGGTTGCTGGACTAGAGGAGAAGGGATACGTCTTTGAAGAGATTGACTATGACAACAAGGAAACCGGTGGTAAGACGGTCTGTGTCTTCGTGCAACCGAATGACAACCCAATGACGCTAGGCGTTCTGCCCAAGACATTGGAGATCATGTTGAAGAAGCGAAAGGAGTTCAAACAGAAGATGGAGGATTTACAATATGACGAAGCTCAGCGATCTGTGTTTAATGGTGCTCAGCTTGCTTACAAGGTGGTCGCAAACTCCATCTATGGACAGGCAGGGGCTCGGACCTCTCCCATCCGCAACATGTTCGTCGCTGCCTGTACGACCGCCGCTGGGCGCCGAGCTCTCCAGTTCGCCCGAAGGGTCGCCGAAAGCGAGTTTGGAGGAGACGTTGTATACGGAGATACAGACTCCATCTTCGTCAAGTTCCCTACCAAAGACGTCGCCGAGTCAATACGAATGGGACTTGAGTGTGGCGTATCCATCAGCCGACAGATGCGAAGACCTTACAAAATCGCTTATGAGAAGACCTTCTATCCATTCATCCTCTTCTGTCGCAAGCGGTACGTCGGAATGAAATACGAGGAGGATCCGAATCCCGCGAAGGCAAAGCGAATGTCCATGGGTGTTGTCCTGAAGCGCCGAGACAATGCACCGATTGTGAAGGATGTGTTTGGTGGCGCTCTGGATGTGCTCCTGTTGGAGCGAGACATCAAGAAGGCTCAGTCATTTGTCAAGGACATGCTCATCAAGATCCTGGAGAACAAGTTACCTCTTGAGAAGTTCATCCTGAGCAAGTCTCTGCGCGACGACTATGCTGCAATGGAGGAGGACTACAAGGGGAAGGCAACCCTGCCCGCTCACCGTGTCTTGGCAAACCGCATGGAGGCTCGTGACCCTGGCACGGCTCCGAAGGTGGGTGATCGTGTGCAGTTCGTGTATGTGGACGAGAACAAGTCCAAGACAAAGCAGGGCGATCGGATTGAGCACGTGGACTTTGTGCGGGCAAATAAGCTAAAGCCTGATGTAAACTTCTATATTACAAACCAGATTCAGAATCCGGTTGCACAGCTGTTCGCGCTCTGCATTGAGCAGTTGGAGGGATACAAGGCTCCGAGCAAGGAATCGTATAAGGCAATGTATGAGCGGTTCATGGAGAAGCTCAAGGATGAGGAAGAAGCAACCATTGCAACGCTCAAGAAGAAGGAGGATCAGCTAGATGGAATGATGTTCCTGGGGTCGCCAGTTCTGAATAAGATGGTGAAGGCAGCTGTGCGTGGACCGATGGACATGTTTGTGCGTAAGTAAGAGGCTTACGTATTCTGACCGTAAAGACCTCAATGACTAATCTGGATGTCCTAGATGTACTGAGTGCAATGCTTGAAACGGACCGCGCGTTCCTACAGAGTCTACGTTTTTTAACTAGGGACCGCGAGAGCTTGCTTGCTCTTCAGCAACGGAACACAGCAACAATGCTCACACTCCTACGGATCTACATGAGTTCAAATACGGCAACCTACACGATTCCGATCACTCTTCCGCGAGGGATGACTCTTCCGACGGGTTGGGATGAGCCAGTTGTTATACGCCCAACTGCTGATCAAATTGAGAGAGCAACCGCAATAACGTCAGTTCCACCGACGGACACGAACTGTTCTATCTGTCAGGATTCGCTGGTCGAGTCAGGAACTCGTATCTCTCACTGTGGACACGTATTTCATAATACCTGTATTGCGGAGTGGTTCACTCGGAGTGTGTTTTGCCCGATGTGTCGCCACGATATCCGAGCAGTGGATCATCCCGAACCCACATCTTCTGCCCCAGGAGGCTCGCCACTTCGGGTGAGCAATCCGTTGGCCGAGTGGATGCCGGCAGGGTATCCGACTGGCCGTACTGAAGATACTGAAGAATCCGACGAACGTCATGCTTGAATCGTTTGGCAAGTTCTGTCACGTCTTCCTTTGGAAATAGGATCTGTAGATCTGAGGGCTTTGGTGGAAAACATCTAACCAACTCGACTTGAGATTTACCCTTGACAATCCTTGGGACCTCATTGCAGGTCATGATGACAGGAATTCGACGCTCGTCACTGGTCATCCACTCTGTCAGCTTTCGCTGTGCGTGGGGATCTGACCCATCCACTTCATCTAAAATTAAACACATGGATTTTTGATCTCCTCGAATGAGGGATGAAATCGTCCGTGTATACCGACACGAGTTAATCAGGTTGGATACATCGTCATGGCTTCGCATGGATTGGCTTGCGTTAATTTCCAAGGGCTCCATTCCAGCGGAACGAACCGATGCCAATGCCATGGTTGTTTTTCCAATACCAGGTGGTCCGTGAAGAAGGAGAACTGACGTATAAGGTTTTGTTGTCAAATACTTGGAAAGGCGATCCTTGACTTCATTGTGTCCGACTACCTGGTTGAGAAACTCAGGACGCCGAGTTTCACTCCACATACTCCTTCTTCGTCTTTCCAGAGAAAATGCTTACTGCCCTGAAACACAATGGAGGCACCCCGGCACGTGCTGAGGAGTTTATTCCGAGACACGAGTTTTCCATTGGTTGATCACCATCTTGCTTCATTCAACGCATTGTTGGAAACAAGCATCCCCACTCTTGTTAAGGTTTCAAATCCCTATCAACTTGAGCTCTCCGATAAGCGGTACATTCGCGTCTACATCGGTGGAAAGGATGGATCCAAGATTTCGTTTGAGGCACCTGTAGATGAACACGGAGGACCGATTGTTCCCCACGCGTGCCGTCTGGACAATACCAGCTATGCCCTGACCTTCAAGGCTGATATTGAACTCGAGTTTGTCTTTCCCGAAGGCAACCCAGAGACAAAGACCTTTGAGAGCATCGTAATTGGTCAGATCCCGCTCATGCTTCGTAGCAAGAACTGCTACTTGACGGCGATGGATGGATACGAGGTGGGGGAGTGCAAATACGAGCTTGGTGGATACTTTGTGATTGACGGCAAGGAGCGCGTTCTTCTGACCCAGGAGCTCTTGGGAAACAACATGATGTATGCGGGCACCCGTAAGAAGTCAGCAGTCCATGACACCGAGGAAACGGGTCTCTCAACTGGATTTGGATTTGAGGAGCCCAATGAGTACTACGTGGGAATCAAGTCCATGTCGGAAGATGGAAGCAAGGGTCCGTCATCACACTACCTGATCCTGCCATCACAAAACGTGTTTGAGGAGGATCCCAAAAAGGGCGGTGGAGCTCCCCATTGGGGACGTGATCGCCGTCTCTGTGTTATCCAGCTCCCTGGGTTCCAACAGCCTGTTCCGATCTTTAGTGTATTTGCAGCGCTCGGTCTGACGTCAGATCGCGATGTATATGAGACCATTCTTGCAGGGGTTCCTGATAAGGACCGGCTTGCATACGATGATACATTCTCTCAACTTGTCTTCAGCCACAAGCGTCACTTGAAGGATCGGTCAGATCTTGAGATTCTGGAGCAGAGCACCAAGCGTAAGTACAAGTCAGAGGTCATTGAGAACATCTACTCGCTCATGTTTCCTCACATTGCTACATCTGAAAATCCAGGAGTCTTATTTCGTCGAAAGGCCTATCTCTTGGGTCAGATGGTGAAGATGGCGATTGATGTGTCGCTTGAGCGCACACCGCCTTCGGATCGTGATAACATCGAGTTCAAGCGTTTCAACACGTCTGGTGATCTGATGTTCCAGGAGTTCCGCCGTATCTACCGTGACGTTGCGAAGGAGATGCTCCTGAAGATGGACTCGCGGATTCAGTATGAGAAGCAGGCATATGAAGGCAGGAAGCTTACGGGTCTAATTGAGCGAGAAACGGTGGGTGCCTATTGGAAGCAGTATCGTATGATGAACGAATTCGTCAAGTCATTCAAGGGACAGTGGGGCGGGCGTGATGGTATTGCTCAAGAATTGTCTCGCCTTTCCTATGTTGGCTACTTGTCTCAGCTTCGTCGCACCGCTCTGCAGATTGAGCCGTCTATGAACACCGCTCCCCCACGCCGTCTGTATGCATCTCAGTTCGGTCTCACGTGCCCCACCGATTCCCCCGACGGATCCAGTATCGGTCATATCAAGTCTCTGGCGATTCTTGCAAAGGTTTCGAATGCATTCCCCTCTTCGATTGTTCGCAAGGCGCTCTTTGATACAAAACTTGTCCGTCCAATTGAGGATGTTCATCCATCTAGTTGGATGCCATTCTGGACCCGCGTGTATGTCAACTCCGATCTAGTAGGCCTTTGCATCGGTGATACAGAGGATCTTCACATGAAGATGATGACTGCTCGGCGCACAGGCGTGTTCCGATATGATGTATCTCTTGCATGGAACCGTCTTGCAAACGAGTACTGGATTACGTGTGATGCCGGTCGGCCAGTTCGTCCTGTCTATCGCGAGGGTGTTGATATGGGGATGGTTCTGGCTGCAAAGGACTGGAAGAGCCTAACAGGATTGATGGACTTTGTAGATGCGCGTGAGTCAGGTGTCTCTCGGTTTGCTCTGACACCATTTCATGAAAAGCTCCGATCTGAGATTCATATGTCCTTTTGTATGTCACCGATTGCAAACCTGGTTCCCTTTTCCGACCACAATCCGGGAACACGTAATGCTTTTGCGATTGCCCAGCAGAAGCAGGCCTGTTCGTGGTATCATACCAACTACAATAAGCGCTTCGATACCATTGCAAGCACAACTGTTAATCCACAGAAGCCCCTGTCGCATAACTGGATGTACCGCGAAATCATGGGTTCTGGTGGATGTATGCCTTATGGTGAGAATGTGATCGTTGCTTTTACAACCTACGGTGGGCACAATCAAGAGGACTCCATGATTGTCAATAAGACTGCATTGGAGCGTGGAATGTTCAGGACACACTACTTCCATTCATACGACATCAAGGAGTCTATTATTGATCCGAGTATCCCTACACAGACCCTGTTTGCAAATCCTGTGACAAATCCCAAGTACGCAGAATCCGTGAAGCGCAAGGAGGATGTGTCCTACGAAATGCTGGATGCCGATGGAATCATCAAACTCGGCTCCATTGTGGACGACAAGACGGTTCTGGTTGGTATTGTGACTCCGATCACAGATACCGAAGGCACTGAAAAAGGATGGCGCGATGCATCCGAACTTCCTAAACGCGGACAGCATGGACGGGTAGACGGCATCTACCGATATTCAATGGCGGGTGGCGTGAATGGTGTCAAAATCAGGATTGTTGAGTCTAGGTCTCCAGTTCCAGGTGACAAGATGGCATCCCGTCATTCACAGAAGGGGACAGTTGGACAGCTGATCCCCGAATACGATATGCCCTTCACACGAAAGGGCGTGCGACCGGATATCATCTTTAATCCTCACGGTATTCCTACTCGTATGACCATTGGTCAGTTCTTGGAGAGCACAAACGGTAAGATGGGTCTTAACCTTGGTGCGTTTGTGGATGCCACGCCGTTTACCATGTCTCGCAGGGTGTCCGATTTGAAACAGGCAATGATTGATAGGGGATTTGAACCACAAGGTCACGAAATCCTCTACAATGGAATGACGGGTGAAATGATGGAGGCTGATATTTTCATGGGTGTCATCTACTACCAGCGCCTCAAGCACATGGTGGAGGACAAGATCAACTACCGTGCAACAGGTCCCAAGACACTGATGACCCATCAGCCAGTGCATGGTCGTTCTCGCGGTGGTGGCCTTGCGATTGGTGAGATGGAGCGCGACGGTATGATTGCTCATGGAATGTCCAAGTTTCTACATGAGAGCTTTATGGATCGGTCAGACAAGGCCGAGGTTCAATTTAATAAGGAACAGGGACGCCTGGATACAAGCGCTGATATTCTTGAAATGCCGTATGCAATGAGTGTATTTGTGAAGGAATTAGAATGCATGCATATCAATGTCAAACTTCTCACAAAGGAAACTGAGTGATCGTCCAAAATGGATTTGAACCTTTCAGGACAGTAAACATCACCCCCGAGTAAAATGTCTTCTTCTAACGCTACTATGTCTTCTTGCATCGAGTTCGCAAACCGTGTTCTTCCCCACCGCAGTCCTAAGGATCGTCGTGAGTACGCCGAGGCCCTTCTCCAGTGCCGGCTCCAACCGGCTTATCAAATCACAACCACAATGGGAGAGGTCCCATGTGATTGCTACCCGCTCATGGAGTGGGATACCAAGGGCTGGACTGTCATCAAGCGTAAGGTCCATGTCAAGAAGGTCTGGACCAATGAGGAGCTTGATGAGGAGGCTGACCTCAACAACTGGGACTATGTTGAGCACTACGGACGTGCAACCTACGCCAACAATGGACCTACGTATGAGCACAATGGTGCCCTCTTCGATATCGGCTCTCGCTTCTAAAACTTACACATACTAAACCTAGATTATCCGGTGCTATAGTCTAGCGGTCAGGACAAGGGGCTTTGAACCCCTGAACCTCGGTTCGATCCCGAGTAGCACCACCAACCGATATGGTCTAGTGGTTAGGATAGGGCTCTTTCACAGCCTTGGCTCGGGTTCAATTCCCGGTATCGGTAAACCAATTTATTTTTCATCGTATTAGCTCAGTTGGTAGAGCATGGAGCTTTTAACTCCAGAGTCGTGGGTTCGAGCCCCACATGCGGTAACTCCTTTTAGATCGGTCAAAATAGATCGTGTAAAATGGATTTGTGCAAGTTTAAGAGTATGGATAGTGGGCGAATATCGAATAAAATGGCACTCCCTACTCTCTACTGTAAATCAAAGACTGGAAAGACGCAAGTATGGAACATTGAGACAATTGGAGCTAAGATCCGAGTGTCCTATGGATACGAGGGTGGAGCGGTGACCGTCAATGAGAAGACGATCACATCTGGGAAGAATCTCGGAAAGAAGAATGCCACGACGGCTGCTGAGCAGGCAGCGTTGGAGGCGAAGTCCACGTGGGACAAGAAGAAGACAGGAGGATATGCAGAGTCCCTGGATGACGCTCACGTGCCAGCCGTTGCCTCTGATGGAGCTATGGCTGCACACGAGGCGATCCTGCCGATGCTGGCCCACGACTATAATAAGCGTGGAAAGGACATCAAGTTCCCCTGCTTCGTGCAGGCAAAACTGGATGGTGTGCGGTGCATCTTCCGAAATGGAGTCCTGACAAGCCGTCAGGGAAAGGTGTTCCCGGACATGGAGCACATCACGAGCGACCTCCAGCACGTGAAGGAGGTTCTGGATGGTGAGCTGTACTCGGACACGCTCACGTTCCAGCAGTTCGTAGGACTGGTCCGCAAGAAGAAGCACAATGCCGCTGAGAAGTTGCTTCTTCGCCAGGTCAGGTTCTGGGTCTACGACATTGTGAACGACAAGCCGTTCGAGGAGCGCAAGAACGACATCTGGCAGTTGTTCTACGAATACAAGGACGTGTGGTCACACATTGACCAGCTCCCGACATTTGAGTGCAAGACCAAGGCTGAGCTGAAGGAGTTCCACGCCCGCTTCGTCGAGGAGGGCAAGGAGGGGCTGATCATCCGCAACAAGGCGGGTCTGTATCAGCTCGCAGCTCGCTCTAAGGACCTGCAGAAGTACAAGGAGTTTGAGGACGCCGAGTTCACGGTCGTTGAGTACACGGACGGCGTTGGCTCAGAGAAGGGGCTTGTCATCTGGGTGTGCGAGACCGAAGACAAGCGAAAGTTCAGTGTGCGTCCTCGCGGATCTCACGAGGAGCGTGCCGAGCTCTTCAAGGACGCCGAATCCTATGTCGGAAAGAAGCTCACGGTGCGATACCAGGAGCTGACTGAGGACGGAATCCCTCGATTCCCGGTTGGCATCGCATTTCGAGATTATGAATAAATTAAACAAATAAAAGAGAATGAAATGGATTTTGACGAAGAGAATTGCGCTGTTCAATCGTCATAAATGAAAAACGGTCAATATTTTTGTCTTTCCACCAGTCGATATGAAACGATATATAAATCGGAATTCTCAATGACGAGTTTACACGAAATAGGTCTTCTAAAATATCCTCTTCACCGCCCTCAATATCAACTTTAATAAGTGATACTTGATTCGTCATCAATATATCATCAATTGTTATGGTGGAAACCGCTATAGTTCCTGGAACATGTTCTTCGTATACCTGTGATGTACTCGCATTCATAGTGCGATCATAATAAAACTTATTTGCGCCTATAAATGCGGTAGCTCCCTTCCTGTTAGCAATTGCCTTATCAATCACAGTGATATTGGTTGCATTGTCCGAACAATTTCGAATCAGCTCCTGCACCGAGTATGGATCGGCTTCCACGACGTATACATGTTTTGATTTATGACTGGCATATATACATGTTGATCCAATCCATCCACCAATATCTATAAAAACCTTGTCCTTGTTGAGAAATCTATCAAATATTTCAAATGTTTCTGGTTCCCATTTCTCGAAATCATTTGCCCAGTAATTGTGATTTTGACTCGAATACTTCCTAATAAAAATGAGTTGATCGTTCTTACGGTATATTCCGAAACTTTGTTCAATATCTTTAATCTTCTTCTGGCACTCGGCGTACTCCTCTGCAATGTTTGGCATTTTATTAACACGGATCTGTAAGCGTAAATACTTACCCGCTTAAAGGTAAAGATGGTAGATACAGTAGTGAAGATGTCTGACCATATGTACGTAACAAAGCGCAATGGAACGAAGGTTCCGGTTTCCTTTAATGAGGTGCTGACTCGGATTCAGATACTCGCAGAGGGATTGTCCCATGTGAACCCTGTTTTGGTCGCACAGAAGGTTTGCAACCAGATTCAGGACGGGATTAAGACATCGGAGCTGGATGAGTTTGCTGCTGAGACATGTGCAATGATGCAGGCTCGTTACCATCCAAACTATGGTAAGCTGGCTGCGCGGCTTGTGATTGATAATCATCAGAAGATGACGAATACATCTCTGTTCAATGTGGTGGATAATCTCCACGAGATGGGGCTTGCATCGTATGACTATTGGCGGTCTGCAGATGACTTCCCCAATGAGTATCAGGCGATGATTGATTTTTCCCGTGACTTTATGTTTGACTATTTTGGATTCAAGACCCTTCAGAAGGGGTATCTGCTCCCAGGTGAGCGACCCCAGCATATGTGGATGCGCGTAGCGATCCAGCTTCATGGTGTTGACTTTTCCCGCGTCAAGGAGACCTATGATGCTCTTTCGCAAGGGTACTTTATCCACGCAACGCCTACGCTGTTTAACTCGGGCACCAAGCATCCGCAGTTGAGCTCGTGCTTTCTGGTGCACATGCAGGATGACAGCATCAAGGGAATTTACGATACGCTTGGAGAGTGTGCGCAGATCTCTAAGTGGGCTGGAGGCATCGGTCTGTCCGTTCACAATATCCGTGCCCGTGATGCGTTAATTAAGGGCACAAATGGCAAGTCCACGGGTCTGACGCCAATGTTGAAGGTGTTCAACGATACGGCCAAGTATGTCAATCAGGGTGGCAAGCGTAATGGATCGTTTGCAATCTACCTCGAGCCGTGGCATGCCGATATTGAAGAGTTCCTCCGCCTCAAGCTGAACACAGGCAGTGAAGAGGAGCGAGCTCGTGATTTGTTCTACGGTCTGTGGATTCCTGATCTCTTTATGGAGCGCGTGGAGAAGGATGAGATGTGGTCTTTAATGTCGCCCGATGACTGCCCTGGGCTTTCGGATACGTGGGGTGTTCAATTCTGTACAATGTATACCAAGTATGAGTGTGAGGGTAAGTTCATGAAGCAGATCCCAGCCAAGAAGTTATGGCAGATGATAGTAGATGCCCAGATTCAGACCGGTGGTCCGTATTTGCTCTACAAGGATGCGTGTAATGCCAAGTCCAACCAACAGCATCTCGGAACCATCAAGTCCTCCAACTTGTGCACCGAGATCATCGAGTTTACCTCCCCCGAGGAGACGGCGGTCTGCAACCTCGGGTCTCTGGCTCTCCCCAAGTTCGTCGAGGACGGAAAGTTCAACTTTGAGAAGCTTCGCAGCTACACTTCCATCCTCACTCGGAACCTGGATCTTGTCATTAATCAGACCTACTACCCCACGGAAAAGTGTAAGACATCCAACCTCCGTCATCGTCCGATCGGTATCGGCATCCAAGGTCTCGCCGATGTCTTTGCAATGCTCCGACTTCCCTGGGCATCCGAGGGTGCTACGCAGTTGAACCGTGAGATATTTGAGAACATCTACTTTGCCGCTGCTACCACGAGTATGCTTGGGGCTTCCCAGTCAGATTGGCGTGGGATCGCGGTTGATGCTGAGAAGAACTATCCGTCTTTTGATGGATCACCAATGAGCCAGGGCAAGATGCAGTTTGATCTATGGAATGAGACGCCCAAGTCAACGTATCTCAACTGGGACGGGCTACGGAGGATGTGCAAGGCGGGTATGCGCAACTCCCTCCTGATTGCCCCCATGCCCACCGCGTCTACCTCTCAGATCCTGGGCAACAACGAGTGCTTTGAGCCGTTCACCTCCAACCTGTATTCCCGTCGTGTTCTGTCGGGTGAGTTCATGATTGTCAATAAGTATCTCGTGGAGGATCTGGTCAAGCTGGGTCTCTGGACGGCGGATGTGCGCACGCAGATCATTGCAAATAACGGGTCGATCCAGTCAATGCTTGAGCTTCCGACCGAGATCCGCGACTTGTATAAGACTGTCTGGGAGATCCCGATGAAAACAATTATCAACATGGCTCGCGATCGCGCCCCGTTCATTTGCCAGTCTCAGTCTCTGAATCTGTTCCTCTCCGAGCCCACTCCGTCCAAGGTGTCGTCCATGCACTTTTATGCATGGAAGGCAGGACTGAAGACTGGGTGCTACTATCTGCGTACAAAGGCCGCCGCCAAGGCCCAGCAATTTACTGTGGAGCCCCCGGCATGTCTTTCGTGCTCGGCGTAAAATTGTATCGGTGTTAGAACAAACAAATGTCTACTGCCACTGTCGTTGCTCCCTCTGGTGCTAAAGCCGACGTCATGCCCCTGAAGGGTGGCGCCGCCCTCATCTCCCCGGCCGATGTCGCGAAGGGTGGCCGTCGCCGTCGCATGACGAAGAAGATGAAGAAGATGCTCAAGTCGCTCAAGAAGATGGGCGGTGATGAGGTTGAGGCGGCCGTTGAGGGTGAACCCGTCGCCCCTATGGCCGAGGAGGGTGGCCGCCGCCGTCGTTCCCGCAAGAGCCGTCGCTCGCGCAAGAGCCGTCGCGGTTTCTTCGCTTAAAGACTCGCACCAATCTCTGAAACCAACGTGAATAACTCATCCGAAAACCCATAATGACATCCATTCGGCTCAGCCATTGGCGGGGCCTTACGCGATGACGTATTCTGCTTATGGATCAAACTCACAATCACATCCTGGGGAGAAAACTCCCGACACATTTGTTCGCGACCGCGTACGAATGCGCCACCCTCAGCAATCTGCTGATCAGGAAATCCACCTGCCTTCCAGAAGTCCCTTGTAAAGCACAACGTAGCCTCAGAGACGCGCTCGCACATAGGGAGCTTAATCGGAGGAACATTCATAAATGACTTGGTCTCGTGGACATTATAGCAGGGGATCACCGTTGAGAACAGACACTCCTTACGAGGTTCAGCCAACATATGAGCAACCCTTGCAAGGAGACTATTGCTAGGATACACGTCATCATCATCCATCATGACAAGGATATCGTGAGATGCCTTCTCGACTGCGAGGTTTCGCTTAGCACCAATCTTCATCTTTTCATCCACCAATACGTACTTGATATTAGGAACTTCAGATACGAGATCCTTAATCTGATCCTTGCCATCATCCACAATCACCCATTCAATTTTTTCAGCAGGATACGTCTGTGCAATCAGTCCATACTTCACAAGTGGAATGAATGGGCGACGATCACAGGTCAGAGTAATTACTGAAATATTGGGGAGGTCAGCTTCCTTTGGGAGGCGCTTCTCAAGCGAGTATGTCTCAAGACCGGTACTCACATCCTTGATTGCAGTCTCGATGGCAATCAAGAATGCCTGATGGCGATTCTCATACCTATCACGATTTGCACGACTCTCCATTCGCTTCTGATGGTGGTTCATGTTGACATACATTGCAAGGGACTCCACAATGGATCCGATGTCAACATCTTCCAGGACGCCTACGCACTCGGGGTGGGGGACCGACTTGGAACTAGACACCCACAGTGCTTTATGAGTCAGCTCGCGAAGTGCCTCAATCGGACTAAGAAGGAGGATACACTCTGCAGACATGCCCTCGTTGACTGCATGACAGAACCCCTCGGCAGCAGACGTGCAAATCAGAAGACCACACTCTGCCATGAGAGCGTCATACTCTTTCTCAGAGACACGGGTATCATGAACCACAAACTTGTCTGCAACTGATTCCGGAATCTTGGGAACCTGTATATCATAGTACACCAAGTCTACGACAGGGAGCTTAGCGTATAGGTTGGGATCGGTCTGTTGGATTCGCATATATGCCTGAACAATCGGCTTTGGGTGGCGCCAGATATTCTTGCCAACCGGAACCAGAGCACGATTGTAGTCCTTCTTCTCAGGAACTGTCTTGTCAACCGATGTCCAGTTAATGTACCGAACTGTACCCCACTCTGCAAAAAGCTTCTCTGCATCGCGGGTCTTCACCCAGATCTCATCGACCATGCGACCGTACGGCTTCCATGCCTTCTGCGTCCACTCGGGATTGGGAATCCAGATATTCTTTGCAGCATAGTGGAACAGTGCTGGATTAATCGACTCAACAAAGAAGTTGATCTCTGCCTCGTCACACTGTGGATGAAAATGAGGAACGTGACGAATAAGCGTCTCCTTCCCCAATGCGGTATAGACCATACCGTGAAGGATATGGATGTCCTGAGCTAAGCCCAGAGAGTTTGTATTGCCAATAATATTCACCCGCATTTCTCTTCTTAGATGTTGCGTTTTGTAAATCTCTTATTTGAACGTCGCTTGCAGGTGCGGGCGTTTCCGTTGACAAGTCGTTTCCAGGATGCTACATCCTTGGGTGCACACTTTGTAAAGGTTACAGGACGATCACGGAACCATACGAAGTCGCCAATTGCAAGGAATGAAGCTGTAGG